AGAAATCTTTAAATAATCCTTCCAGTTTCAAACATGTTAGCTCAAAATATCTTGTAAATAATAAAGACGAACTTAGAGTTTTTGTAACATATAGAGCAACAAACGCGTTTGGAGTTTTAATAAAAACAACAAACGGTTTTGTATATGATTTGAATAAAGATGGTACTATTAAAAAATTAAAAGAAATACAATAGGAGGATTTATGATAGAATGGATAGCAACGATGATGTCGATCGCAGGAAACATTTTTGTGAATAGAAAAAATATAACTGGGTTGTATATTTGGTTAGTAGGATCATTAATTTGGGTAATAATTGCTATACAAAATTTTAATTGGGCGCAGGTCGCTCTGTTTGGAGTCTACACAATATTAAACATAGAAGGGATTATCAAATGGCGGAAAAAATAAAGTTATATAAACATCAAGTAGATATCTTATCACAAACAAAAGACTATAACAAAGTTGCATACTACTTAGATATGGGACTAGGTAAAACATTTATAGCGTCCGAAAAAGCAAAGCAACTTAAATTACCTATTTTGGTTATATGCCAAAAATCTAAAATACAAGACTGGGAAAACCACTTCAATAAATTCTACAAACTCGAAGTAGACGTTATAAATTACGATTCAGTTTGGAGAAGAGATAAATACAAAAAAATGAAAGATTATACTCTTATATTAGATGAAAGTCAGTATATTAAAACAGCAACTTCTAAAAGAACAAAATATATACAAAAATTGAATTTCACAAATTTGATATTACTGTCAGGAACACCAGTCGCGGGTAAGTACGAAGAGTTACACACTCAAATAAAATTACTCGGATGGAACATAACTAAAAAACAATTCTGGGAAAATTACGTAAATTACACAATATTTATAGCAGCAGGTATACCAATAAAAAATGTTACAGGTTACAAGAACATCCCTCATTTGAAAAAAATGTTAAATAAATACGGTGCAGTATTTATGAAAAGCGAAGAAGCATTAGAATTACCCGAGCAGTTAGAGAAAAACATTGAAGTTAGAGAAAGTAAAGATTATAAATACTATAATAAACATAGTATTTTAAATGACATGATAGGAGACACACCGATTAAAAAACTTTTACATTTAAGACAACTAACAAATTCAAAAGAAAAACAAGACGCGCTAATAGATATTATAGAGTCGACTGAAGACCGACTTATAATTTTCTACAACTTTAAACAAGAATTTGAAGAGCTTAAGAAAATTATAAAGAAAAACATTTCTTGGGTAAACGGAAATGGAACTAATTTGGATGCTTATAACAAATACTCTAATTCAATAACTCTCGTGCAGTATCAGTCCGGGGCAAGCGGGTTGAATTTACAAAAAGCTAATAAAATAATATACTATTCATTGACATTATCAGCAGACTTATATATGCAATCTAAAAAAAGAACGCATAGGATAGGTCAAACGAAAACATGTTGGTACTATCATTTGCTTACAGGTATCGAACTGGAAATATTAAAAGTATTACAAACTAGAGAAGATTATACAATTCAATTATTTGAAAAGGGGTGATAAATATGATAGAAGGAACTGAAGTAATTTCAAATCACTTAAATATAACATTTCAAATTAAAGATGAACTAGTAGAAGCAATATTACTAGATTCATTTGAATTTGACAATGAAATATTTATGATTATAAAAAATAACGACTCGGATGGATTTTTACTTATAAAACGAGAACTAAATAGTGAAGAAGTGAAGTTAGCAGAAATAGAAGATATAACAAAAGTACAAGATGTATTATTCGATAAATTGTTAAAATTAGGTTTAATAAATAAGAAAGGAGATTTAGTATGAATATAATTATTGATGAGCAAACAGGACTATATGAAATTCACTTGGATGATCATATTGTAATTACAAGAGACTTAGATAAAACGCTAGATAGAATACGACGAGATGAGATCGAAAGTGAGGATGGTCAAAATGATAGTTAATAATATTCAAAATACTCAATTTAATACTTATCAATTTAACGATAGACCTCAACAACAATCTAATATGGACGATCTTAAACAATTGATGGTAATGATGATTTTATTAAAAATGATGGAAAACTTAAATACTTATGGGGCGAGTGGTGAAATAAATAATAACATAATGTTAGGCACCAACTTTGACGTAAGCGTATGACTGCTGAAACTAAGTTCAAAAACAAAGTTAAAAAATGGCTAGATAAAAACGGAATATATCACATACCTTATGGGGCATCTATGTATACAAAAGCAGGTGTACCCGATACTTTGATGTGTATAAGAGGTCGGTTTGTTGGTATTGAATTTAAAGCAGAAAAAGGAAAACTAAGTGAAATCCAAAAATACCAGATCGAACAAATTAGAAAAGCAGGTGGAATCGTATTTGTCTTATATCCAAAAGACTTCGACGATTTTAAAATAAAAATAAAGGAGATGGATTAAAATGGATAAACAAAAAACTTACATGATGTTGTATGATTTTATCGATGCATTTGGAGAAAGTTATAGAGAGTTGTATAGAGAGTTGGTGGAAGAAGTGTCAGAAGAAGAGTTAGAAATAGATACAGATGAATTGTTTGAAGGTTTAGAATTATTAAAGGAGATGGATTAAAATGGATAAACAAAAAGCTTACATGATGTTGTATGATTTTATCGATTTATTTGGAGAAAGTTATAGAGATTTGATGGAAGAAGTGTCAGAAGAAGAGCTGGCTATAGGTACAGATGAATTGTTTGAAGCTTTAGAATTATTAAAGGAGAAGCTAGATGAGTGATCCAATAAGCCCTAAACATTATAAAGACCATCCAAGCGGAGTAGAATGCATATCTATAACAGAACATATGGATTTTTGTATAGGCAACGCAATCAAATATTTATGGCGAGCTGGGAAGAAGGATGATAATATACAAGACTTGAAGAAAGCCATATGGTACATTGAAAGAAAAATAAGATTATTAGAGAAAGAAAAGGAGGATGTATAATGTTGCCAGAAAACAAAAAAAGAGAAGTTTCAATTAGTTTAACACCTGACATGTGGATTTACGGAAATAGCTACACAGGAAAGACAGTATTTGTAAACAGTTTCGATAACGTACTTATGTTAAACACTGACGGAAATGTTGATCATATTAATAGCCCAATTTTAAGAATCAAAGACCAAATTACTCAGCAAGGTAGATTGACTATTAGAAAATATGCTTGGTTAAACTTTAAAGAAATTGTGACTGAACTAGAAAAGAAAGAAAATACATATGAAACAATCGCAGTCGACTTATTAGAAGATTTATACGAACACTGCAGAGTCTATATGTATGAGAAATTGAAGATTGAGCATGAGAGTGACGCACAGTTTGGAAAAGGTTATGATATGGTAAAAACTGAATTTTTATCAACATTAAAGAGACTAAAAAATATTGGTTATCAAATAGTCTTTATATCAAAAGAAGTAAAACAAGAATTGAGAAAAGCTGGTGTACCTCAAACTTGGTTTAGACCTAACCTACCCGAAAAAATTGTAAACGTAATTGAAGGTATGGTTGATATAACTACTAGAGTAACAGCCGAAGGTACTAAGAGATATCTAAACTTTAAAGCGTCAGAGACTACTACTGGAGGAGGCAGATATAATTTTAGAGTTGACAAAGTTGAACTAAACAAAACGGCTTTTTTGGAATTAATTAAAAATACGAAAATTTAAAGGAGATGTTTATTATGGGATTTTTTGATGGAGATTTTGATTTAGAAGCGTTTAAGGCGGATTTTGAAAAACTAAACGAGGTTAAGAAAGAATATGCTGAAGTGGAAGCTGGACAATATGAAGTTAGAGTAGTAGGTTTAGAGCTTGGAAAAACAAAAGATGGTTCTAAAGATATGGTAAAAGTTCGATACCGTATTATCGCTGGAGTACACACAGGTAATTATCTATTTCAAAATCAAGTAATCACTAAAGGTTTTCAAATTAAAATTATAAATGATTTACTCGAGAGTTTCGAGAGTGGTTTAGAAATAAAATTTGAAGACCAATTTCAATGGTTAGACTTAATTGACAAAGTAAAGATAGCAATAGAAGACAAAGAATACGGATTAGACTATGGAGAAAACAACAAAGGATTTAAAACGTTCAAAATAACTAATGTATTTTAGGGGGACATCCCCCCCTGAAAGGGGGTAACATGTTAATAGCATATGACTTTGAGGTTTTTAAATATGATTGGTTAGTAGTATTTATAAATTTAGTCGATAATAAAACTACAACAATATCAAATAATAAAGACGAACTTAAAGATTTTTATGAAAAAAATAAAGGCGCGATATTTGTCGGTTATAACTCAAGACATTACGATCAATATATTTTCAAGGGTATTTTATTAGATATTAACCCACATGAACTTTCAAATTTCATAATACAAGAAGGAAGATTCGGATGGGAATACTCTAACAAATTAAACAAAATAGAATTAATAAACTTTGATATCAAAACTACTTTGAAAAGTCTGAAGGAATACGAAGGGTATTTTGGTAACAACATAATGGAATCCAGCGTTGATTTTACTATAGATAGAAAATTGACCGATGATGAAATTAAAGAAACTGAAAAATATTGTATACATGACGTTGAACAAACAGTCGAAGTATTAACTTTACAAAAAACAGAATTAATGGCTATTATAAAATTAGTACAAATGTTTGCATTACCTAAATCTTATGTATCAAAAACGAAAGCCAATTTAGCGTCGATAATTTTAGGTGCACAAAAAGAATTTAGAAATGATGAATTTGAACTTATATTTTGCGACACTATCAAGTTAGATAAATACAAATATGTTTTAGATTGGTATAAAGAAAACAGAGACTATGCGGAAAAACTAGAAAGTATTATAGACGTAGTACCTACAATTTTTGCTTGGGGAGGGTGCCATGGAGCAATT